TCGTTATACGAGAATATAAACAATGCTTTGGACAAGTCCAAGTCGACACCATTAAAATATTTGTCTTGGAAGCAGTCGTTTTGCGTCGAATCAATTAAATGCGTCAATATACCGATAATTTCCTTACCATGTTCAGTCTTACTCACTTTATCCAACTCGTCTATAAATATGATGGGATTCATACACTTATTTTTAATCAAAATATCAACGAATTTACCCCATTCGGATCCAACATATGTGTAATTGTGACCATTTAATGTACTGCCATTATCTTGTCCACCGATCGCGATGAAGGAAAACGGTCTGGTTTCTCCATTTTCATCGATTAAACACTTGGCCAGTCCCTTCTTCGCGTAGCTGGTATTATGTGTAACAGTAAAATCACCTAACATAAATCTAGAATTTCCATCTATTTGAAATCCATAGTAAACATCTTCATCCAACGGAACAACTGTAATACCAGTATTCATAGGATCCTTTATTTGTCTATGCTCTCTTGCGCGTTTACGATCAAGAAGAGTTGGAATTTCATCCAAACCATTACCCGTAATTGTAATGCGTTGATATGTACCCCATCTTCTTTCTCCTTTATATAAACACGATTTTTGACATTCTTTCATCATTCCACGCATTCCCAATGAGCGAACTAAAAAAAGTATGTCATTAGCTAATTGTTTATTTTTTTGAGTAATTTCAAGACTATTATTTGGCCCATAATATCCATCACTGTCTATAAGTCCGGCCAATAATTTTAATCTATTTTCTCTCGAATTACATTTATACAACCTAGGTATATGTTTGTTATTGATCAAATCATAATCCTTTAAAAAAGTTAAAAAAGGATTAATGTCGCTCATAATTCCACCTCTTTGACCACTAGTTATATGATATGTTATATCATGTTTTGTCCCAAAAGTTCCTCTTGTTAATATTAATCCAAATTCGCCAGCATACTTCTTAAAATATTCTATTACTTCTGGTTCAATAGTAGTTATTCTAAAAGTGGACGACGTGCCATCACCCAACCAGTATCCTAACGCATATGGGTCTAAATCAACCTCTTTTTCAGAAAAATCCAATCCAACCTTATATCCTTTAAGGCATTCTTTTAGATATGTTGGTAGACTTAAATAATCCTTTATACATATATCTACAATATCATTTTTGTAATATCTTTTTCCAAGTATAGTCTGGTGTTTATCTCCATTTCTACCAGACTTGCTCATTTTGAGACTTAATATATGACTTTCATTTACTACATAATCATCACCTTTTACTTGTTCTATACGATACATCTTTTCTCGTCCGGTACCTAAGGCCAACACATTTCTAGGCTTACTATCGTCACCCATTAATTTATCTTCTATAGTTATATCTTGAACTAGTTTGATATCCCCATTTGAAAGCATTACTGGTGTGTCCTTCGCTAAGCATTTACCCACACCCGGTGGACCCTCAAAGCCAAAACAGTAACCACCTTGTTCGCCATTTATCCATTGGGCAATAATTCGTTCCGTTTGAGTTTTCGCCTTTTCATGACCATGAACAGCCTCATTCAATGTAGATTTCACAGTATTCATATACTTGTTAATATCTTGCCATTTTTTTTCGATAATAGCAATATCTTCCATTATAGAATCAACACTAGATACATTTGATATATTCTTTAATGTATACAATTGGTCAACAACCGGTTGATTATCTTTGACAACTTCGACAAAGCGTTTAATTTCTTCTTTCATAAACTCAATTTTTTTACCGGAATGAACCAATTTATGTATTTTTAGATTCTGTTTTTTGATAAGATTGTTAATATTACATATATTTATAATCAAGTCGTTGCGTTTATCGGGGGTATAATTGGCGATTAGCGTATCGGCGACCTTGTTATTCATATTGCCAAGATAGTCCTTTTTGATCTGTTCGCATATATTCTTAATTTGAATATTTGTAATGCGATTTACATCAACACCTATAGAAAAGCTAGAATCCATTTTAGTAATTTTGTCTACTAATTTTTTAAACACATCTTTTATGCTATCCATAACAGTCAAAATCCATTCACGCTTGTAAATACCAAACGGAATTTTTAGTAGGCCATCCAAGTAACTGCGCGCCTTTGAACCGGTATCATCCGTTTTGGACTTTACTTCTTTCAATTTATTCATGGCTTTTTCTTTCACAGAATCCGGCGCCTTCATCAAACATATTTGCTGTTCAAGTGGAATTTTATTGTTATCAAAATTGGACAAAGTATTTGTATAAGTAATGGTCTGCTTCATTGCTTCTTTAAAGAAGCTTTTAATTTTCCAAGGTAGACTATCAAATAACAATGTTTGTTCACTCGTATCAATTGTGCCATTGCTGTCATTTGATAATAAATCATACAGCAAATAAGCCAAATACTGATATTCATGTTCGTCGGATTTCAATAACAATTGAATCAATGTATTTCGCTGGCCATATAAATCGCTATTCATGAATTCCTTTACGACTTGTGTAATCGGTTTTTGTTTTATTAATACGATTTGACTAACATATCCTTGGTACTTATTGATCAATTCATCAGTAGAATATACGAGCAATTCCTTTAATGTAATAGAATGAATAAATCGTTGAAATGTATTCACATCGTAATTTGCGTGCGACGGCGATTCTTTAATCAATTGTTCTAATTTCGAATTCAAATAATCGTTTTCTATACATGTGATTAATAAATCGTCTACTAGACCGGACGCAATGATGGTGATTTTCTCCTTTGAATTATGAAAGGCAACTTTTATTCCATATACTTTGGCTTGAAATATATGATTCGTCCTACATAAATCAAAGCAATCCAAATTAACCGATTTATCGACGATGAATATATCATCTACGATTTTGTTTTTTTCAATCAAGTTTTGAGAAACGGCGGATCTGTCTGTTTTCCAAGGCATAATTTTATATTGAATAGGATGAAAGTGTTTTTCCAAGAGAGCATACTTATTTTTATCCCATTGAACTGTGGATAAAAACCCGTCACCAAATGCTACATTCAACAAGTCGTGAATATTTTCGGTGCCGTATAGTTTAAAAGTGGTATTTAAATCGTTTCGAATGGTCTCTAAATTCGCATGAATCTTTGTGTAGTTGGTTTTGTGTTTAAGTAACAAACGATTGTTAGACAATTCTAGGTATAATTTTTCTAAATTTTGCGTGGCTTGATTTAATTCATTTGCTCCAATTATGTCCAATTGTTTATATCGTTGAATGGAGAGCAAAGTAGTTTGAACTAAATTATGAAAATATTGTATTTGATTATCAAGCGATATCTTGTCATCGATGTTTGGTGGTATACCAGTTTTACTTTTTGTATCACCAGTATTTTGGGTTATAACAATATTTTTCATTAATATATTTATCGATTTTAAAATATTCATTTAAATTAATTAGTGTTTTTATTGAGTTTCACCTAAATGTATCGCCGAATATAATGATTTTTCAAATGGGTTTAAAAATATAATACGATATTATATAATATCCGCTACAATGGGCATACCAGCTTACTTCTCATATATTATAAAAAATTATCCGAATATTTTACAAAAATTTCAAAAAAATATCGCAGTAAATCATTTATATTTGGATAGTAATTCAGTTGTATACGATTCGATGCGTGAAATAGAGTATAGTGGGAATAATGACGATTTCGAGCGAAAACTAATTAATGCTGTATGTAAAAAGATTGAAAATTATATACAGCAAATTTCTCCTACACATCTTGTATATATAGCATTTGATGGTGTAGCTCCAGTTGCGAAATTGAATCAACAAAGGAATAGACGATACAAGTCGTGGTTTATGGGGCAATATGAGCCAACAAATATTCCACAGTGGGACAGTACTGCGATTACACCGGGAACAGAGTTTATGAATAAATTAAATCTCCAAGTGCGTTATCATTTCCGCAAACCGAATGCCTACAATGTAAAGCAAGTCATCATTAGTGGGAGTGATTCGCCCGGCGAAGGAGAGCACAAAATATTTGAATATATTCGCGAAAATACGGACGACATAAAGAATATGAAGAGTGTGATATATGGCCTAGATGCCGATTTGATCATGCTTACGATTAATCATTTACAATATTGTAAAAACATGTATTTATTTCGCGAGACACCGGATTTTATTAAAAGTATTGATAATACATTGGACCCGAACTTCATGTATGTAATCGACATTCCACAATTTAAAAATAATTTGGTCTACTACTTAAACAATGATGTAGTACCGACAACGGATGTAGAGAATAATCGCGTATTTGATTATATATTTTTGTGTTTCATGCTAGGAAACGATTTCTTACCGCATTTTCCGGCGCTTAATTTGCGAACGGGTGGTATGGATATTTTAATGGAGACATATAGAAATGTATTGGGAACAAGTAAGAAGAATATTATTGTAAATGGGAAAATCGTGTGGAAGAATTTTCGACTACTTGTAAAGGAATTGTCTGATAATGAGGAATCGTATATTCAAGCTGATTTTACACAGCGAAATAAGCAAGAAAAACGGCCACTACATATGGATGAAAACGCTAGTAAATTTGATAAAGAAATGCTTCATGTGCCAAGCCGTGAGCGTCAATTGGAGAAATATATAAATCCGATGGATAAGTTTTGGGAAACTCGATATTACGACATGTTATTTAATGTAGATATTGATGATGAATGGAGGAAGAAAATAAGCTTGAATTATTTGGAAGGATTGGAGTGGACATGGAAGTATTATAGTGTGGGTTGTGTGGACTGGAGATGGGCATATAAATATCATTATCCACCCTTATTGAAAGATTTATTGAAATATGTTCCGTATTTTGATACCGAGTTTGTGGAAAGTCAGTTGCCCAATCCAGTAACAGAAAAGGTTCAGTTGAGTTATGTCTTGCCGAGAAAGAGTTTATACTTATTGCCTAAAAAATTAGAAACCAAGTTGCTACAACAGTGTAGTGACATGTATAGAACGGATTACGAATACAAATGGGCGTACTGTAAATATTTCTGGGAATGTCATGTTGAATTTCCAAATGTGAATATTAGCGAATTGGAAAAGATAGTGAATGAATGACGATAGAACGTATACTACTATTTAGCCATCGGCAGATAAAGCCGTCAATCAAGGCAGATAAAGCCATCGGCAGATAAAGCCATCGGCAGATAAAGCCGTCGGCAGACACATACAAATAAAATATTATATAATTTATATAGATACGAATGTCAGAACCGCGTGATAATAAATTATATAATATGATAAAGGGCCGTATTTACAAAGAGCAACCACAACATAGTGCGTATAGAAGTGGTAAAATAGTACAAGAATATAAGAAGCAATTTTCAATAAAATACGGAAACCGTAAAAGTCCATACAAAGGAAATAAGACAAGGAAGCGTGGTTTAACAAGATGGTTTGATGAAAAGTGGAAGAATCAGAGAGGAGATATAGGGTATAAATATAAGAGCGATGTGTATAGACCAACAATTCGAATAAATAAAGAAACTCCAACAACATTCAGTGAATTATCACAAAAACAAATACGAAGAGCAAGAACAGAAAAGTATAAGAAGGGTCATGTTTACAAATTTTTAAAATAGAAACCAATTTGTAGATCTACAAAAATAAAATACTTACATAATACAATATATATTATAGTGTATAATACGAACGAACTTAATAATGAATATACTGCTGCGGCGGATATTCACCCAACCGAACCCATTTCATTCCGTGTTGCCAGATGGTCTAATAATCCATACTCAAAAGGTGCTTGGTCTCAACTATTAGTCGGAGGCAGTCCTCATGACAGAGAACAATTAAGCAAACCGATATCCAATTCTTTTATTCTTGCGGGTGAAGCAACTGTACCCGATTTTCCGTCACAAGTTCATGGTGCGTATGTATCTGGCAAACGCGCAGCGAAATGGTGTTTAGATTCAATTTCTTCCAATGCGTCATCAAAGCCGTTATTAATTGTGGTTATTGGTGCTGGAGCAGCTGGTATAAGCGCGGCAGATACGATTCGCAAGTCATTAAATAGTGATTCCAATAGTGATTCTAATAGTAATCCCAATAGTGACCATAATAATAAGCATAAAGTAATTATTGTTGAAGCACTCAACCACCTAGGCGGAAGAGCCACAACCATTTCCATGGGCGATGGTATCCGAGTAGATGCTGGAGGCACATGGATACAACAATACAAAAACAATCCTCTTGTTCCGGAAGCGTTACGATTTGGGTTACATCTTATTCCAACTGATTTTATGAGCCCAATAGCATCATGTGCGGATGGACCGGTATCTGTAGACGATATAAATGAAATGGTATTACAAATAGAAACCGCGGCACAACTACATCATACAAATGTAGAACACGATACATCTGTTATGAAAATTATCAACGATTATATATATCCAAAGTATCAAGATAATCCACGAATGCTACGATTGATTGAATTATCTATAGCAGAAATTATGGCGGATACGGGTATTCCACTAGATACATTATCGTCTAACTATGGGCTTGAAGAACCGTCATATGTCGGAGAAGGAGATCATTATATTCGAGAAGGTTTCTCGGCATTATTGTCTAAAATAGCTAGTGATATCGAAATTAGGTACAATACTCCTATCAAGGTCATTGATTGGAGTGAAGATATAAATTCAACCTCTGTAAAATTAACAACTTCAACTAATGAAGTGATCAATGCGGATTATTGTATATGTACAGTACCTATTTCGATTTTACAAGAGTCGATGATGAATAAAAACACAAATAAAATATTAACTATTGATCCGCCTTTACCGATGGATCATCAAAATTCGTTAAACAAAATGAAAATGGCTATTTGCGACAAGGTAATATTGCGATTTAGTCATAGATGGTGGCCAACATCATCGACATCAAATAATATATTGAAATGGTATGGCGATAGGTCGACTGATAACAATAACAATTACGGCAATTCATATACAGATATACTAGATGCTACCGATGGTCTAGGTGTTCCGTTAGTTGTACTATACATGATTGGTGAGGATAATATTAAAAAACATATGGATGGTAGAACAGATAAAGAAATTGCGTATGACGCATATAAAACATTACAAAACTGGTCCATATCGATTAAGCGTGATAAAGATTTACTACTCAATCAGAATATATAAATGTAGGTATGTTCTCATATTCATAATTAATCGAAATATACATTTAAAAATAAAAATCTAGTTTATAGATAATGGCGTATAAATTTGAAGGAGACAGATATGAATTTTTAAACTTGTTAGATAGAAATCCAGGATTAATGATTTTTAAATATACTGCAGAATGGTGTAAGCCATGCCAATCCATTAAAAAGGAGGTCGATGCTCATTTTAAAAACATATCCGGACAAAAAGTCGTATGTTTTGAAATAGATATAGACAAATGTTTTGATCTATTTGCGTTTATGAAAACAAAA